CAGTGAACAATCAAGACAATATAGATTAAAAATGAAAGGATATATCCAACCAGAAAAGATAATTGAACCAGTGATCCCAGAACCACAAACAGGACCAACGAGAGTATGTCAGACCTGTTTACTTGAAAAACCTGTATCTGAATTTTATATCAAATATAAAATTAAATGTAAAAGATGCGTTCTCGACCATAACAACAAAAGAGAATTGGAGGAAGGGGATGGAACCAGATGGATGGTACCAAGTAAAGTTAATGAGTATTATTGTGAAGAACAAAGGATTGAGTTATTTGGTTTAATGGAAAGGTTGGGGTGGATATTCTCAACAGAAAAACAAGTATGGTTCAAACCAGGATTTAAGGATAAGGATAAGAATTTCTATTTTGGTAATAAGGTTATTAAGTACAAAGAAAAGATAAAAGGAAAGGTAAGACATACACCACCGAGAAGATTTACAGATGAAGAAATAGAAGATATATTGGTTAAAAGGTCAATGGGAATGACTTATAACGAAGTTGCTGATATTTATGAAAGTAGTCATACCACAATACGTAAGTGGGTAAGAGAATATTACGAAAAGAAAAAGAATGAAAAAGAAAGATAAAGTTGAAATTGGATACATGGATATTCCAATTAACTACATTCATTTTGATGATGATAACAAAATAAGATTTTGTAATATGATGATTGATAAGATGTTATTGATATTAGAAAATGAATTGGCTCACGCTCCTGAAATAAACCGCATAACATTTTTAGATGAGGTATTGGATAGTTCACTTGAAACCAATCTAGAATATGAAGCATATGAAATTGCTGCTGTTATTCGTGATATGAAAAAACAACTTTCTATTGATACCTGAAATTGAACAGTATGTAATTAAACATTATAACGAACTGAAATCAATTTGTTTAAAAATAACTAAACATTCTGATTGGGCTGAAGACCTTTTAAATGATGTTCTATTACAATTGTGGGAAAAAAATGATATTAAAACTACAAAGCTTGATGATAACTCAATAAAATATTATATTGTAAGGTGTATAACTAACAATTGGTATAGTGAGACAAGTCCATTTTACAGGAAGGTTAGAAGGGAAAGTACCCTGTATAGTGATTTAAAAGACATTAGAGACACACCAGTCGAAGATAATGAATTGAACGAACATTTTGTTATGGATACATTAGAGGAGGAATATGGGTCTCTGGGATGGTTTCAAAAGGATTTGTTAAGTAGGTATTTAATTTTGGGGAGTTATAAGAAGGTAAGTCAACAGACAAGGATTCCATTGAATAGTGTTCATACTTATGTTAAACAAGCCAAAAAAGAATTAAAAGCAAATGTATTTAAAAAAATAAAATAATATGTGTGATTGTAAAAAGAAAAAAGAACCAGTTCAAATATCTGAACCAGTGATTGATGAGTTTAAATACCCTGATACACCTGATGGTCAATTAGCTAAAGAATTAGATAATTTTTATTCCGAACAACATGAAAAATTGATGGAACAAATTAAAAATGAAAAACGAAATTAATATGGATGTAGAATTAAAAAAACTATTAGAAAGTAAAAAATCAAATGGTAAGACCAAAAAAGGTTGTACGAGTTGTAAAAAGAAAAAAGAAGTATTAACAACTTTACCTGAAATCGACCCAATATATCTTGAAGCTAATATTGAACCCTATTTTCCAACAAGAGAAGTAATTCATTTAGCTTATGTAGAATTGGGTAATAGAGTAGAAAATAAAAGAGAATTAATTAATGGAGTATATAAAGCTCTATTTAATGAAGATTTTAATTTTGATTGTTCATCTTGTGTTAACGCACAAGCAAGACGATTAAGAAATTATATAATTGAAGTTTTAAAAATACCTGTATAATGGATAATGAATTAATACCGTATGAAGAAACGGAAGAAAGTAAAAATGAAGAAATATTTAATTTAGATATTGAAGGTTTACCCGAGCCAATAGAATTACCAACAAGAACAGAAAAAGGAAGAAAAAGTACTGGTGCTGTATTTCAAACTAGATTGAATGAAGCCCTTGAATTGATTTTATATAATAAATTAAGTGCGAGGGAATTTAGAGTTACATATTCAAAAATGTATGGTGTTTCAGAACGTACCGCAGATACTGTTTGGGCTAAATGTAAATTAATATTAAAAGAAAGATTTGACCAAAAATCAGAAGAATTAATATCTGAACAATTGGGAAGATACCAAGACCTTTTAATTAGAGCAAGACAAGATGGTAATAAAAGAGTAGAACGCGAAACATTATGGGATATTTCTCGTATTATGGGATTAGACCAAAGAAAGATTGATATTACTTCTAATGGTGAAAAGTTAGATATAAAAATAAATTTAAGTAACGCAAGAGATTAATGTCTGAAGTAAATCTAACTCCTAAACAAAGTAAAGCATGGGAATATCTTATGGATAAAACCACGTCAACCGTATTATATGGTGGATCCGCAGGGGGTGGCAAGAGTATGTTAGCGGCAGTATGGTTGACAACAATGTGTTTAACTTATGATGGAATAAGAACATTACTTGGTCGTACAGTATTATCAACTTTGAAACAGACCAGTTTAAATACATTATTGGAAGTTTTTAAAATGATGGGACTTAAAACGGAAAAACATTATAACTATAACGCTCATAGTAATATCATAACATTTTTTAATAAGAGTGAAATTATATTAAAAGATTTAGAATCAAAACCTTCTGACCCTAACTTCGATAGTTTAGCAGGATTGGAAATAACCTGTGCCGTGCTTGAGGAAGCTTCTCAAATTAGTTCAACAGCTTATAATATTGTACGTTCACGTCTTCGTTTTAAATTAAATGAATATGGATTGATTGGGAAGATATTGATGACAGCTAACCCTGGTCAGAATTGGTTAAAGAAAGAGTTTTATATTAAATCACTCAATGGAACTTTACCTGATGATTTAAAGTTTGTACCCGCACTTCCACTAGATAATCCATTTTTGCCACAGAGTTATTTAGAAATGTTAGCAACATTACCACATCAACAACGTAGAAGGCTGCTCGATGGTGATTGGGATTACTTGGATGATGATGATGCGTTATTCAATTTTGATTTAATTAGTAATTCACAATTTTTGATGTCACCTAATTCTACAAATAGAAAGTATATGTCAGTCGATGTATCAAGATTTGGAGCTGATAGAAGTGTAATTATGATTTGGATTGGTTCTGTCGTAGTTGAATGTATAGTATATAAAAAATTGGATACAGAACAATTAATATCAAATATAAAAGAATTAATGGATAAACATGGAATAGATAAAAACTCCGTAGTGATAGATAGTGATGGCGTTGGAGGAGGAGTTGCGGATGCTATTAAGGGTGTGAACTTTGTAAATAACTCTACACCTTTATTCAAACAAAACTTTGCCAATCTTAAAACACAATGTTATTATAAATTATCTGATATGATTAAAGAAGGTAAGATTTCGATTAATATATTAGACCCCATTATTTTTGACCAATTAACACAGGAATTACTTGCTGTTAAGTTAAAAGATATGGATAAAGACAATAAGGTATCAATTCAATCTAAAGATGAGATGAAAAAGATATTAGGAGTTTCTCCTGACTTATCTGATTGTCTTATGATGAAAATGTATTTTGAATTAAAGTCAGCTAAAAGTACAGGGAAATACGCCCTACAATTTACAAATTATGGTTAAATTTAAAATAGAAGAAAAAGAATATATCATTGATGAATTTATATCAATTGAGAATTATGCGAAGATTTATAAAGTAAAAGATTTATTTACCGACCAATACTTTGCTGCCAAGTTATTAAATCTAATAACGGAAGCTCCATTGGAAGATTTATTAAAATGTGATTATGAACAAATTAATTATTTGGCTACTTATATTTTATCATTAATCCCACAAGAAAAGGATTTACCTTTAGTAGATAGATTTGAAATTGATGGGATTAATTATGGATTTTTTCCTAATTGGAGAGATTTAACGTTTGCTGAATTTGTGGATATAGATACCATTTCTACTAAACCAACCAATGAATTATTAGATTTATTACACATATTAGCAGCAGTTATGTATCGTCCCATTGAATATGAGATAAGTGAACATAACTTTATTATTGAAGAATATGATGTTAAAAGTATGGTCAAACGGGCTGAATTATTTAAAAAGAAATTAAATAT